TCTCCTTGCTCCAGGCCGCGTTTCCGCAACATAAGTTTACCCAGATTAACTACGATCCGTTTAAGATCGAACAAGCACAGAGGGTAGGATGAGCTCGCCAAGCATTGATCTGGTTCCGAAGGCCCGTAAAATCGAGCACCATGTTCACTTCTACGTCGCAAAGGTGGCCACCGATCTTACTCTGGCCACCTATGAGGCCGTGATGCATAATAATGCTATCCGAGCTGAATGGAAGCGAACCCATCCGGGGTTGAGCGAGAAACACCTCCAACTCGCGTTCGTCAAGCGCCATTTGGCCGCTCATGTTGCCCCGGCCCGCGCCATTCTTGCCGAGATGTTAGCATCGATCGATGATCCTGACTTACAAAGGACTATACACGAAGCCTTAGTTGCCGATAACTTTCTTACGCGCGGGCGCGATCCGAAGGGGTGGAGGCGATGAGCACAGAGTTGGAAATTCTTCCTGAGAAAGTCGAAATTGTTGAAACCCCAGCTCAGGCGCCCGATCCAATTGATGTGGAAAAGGCCGCTAGGCTCTCCGCCGAGGCCGAGGCTTCCAAGGAGAGGAAGAAAGTTGAAAAACTCCAGGAGAGAATCAATCGGTTGACGGCGGAACGCAAGAACGCTCCGGCTCCAGCTCCGGCCGACACCTCTTCGATCGAGGCTCAGATTGAATCCAAGGCCCAGGCTCTCGCTGAAGAGAAGGCCAAATTGTTCGAATTTAATCGAGAAACAAGTCGAATTCTCGACAAAGGAAAGGCTGCCTTTCCTGATTTCCTCGAAAAAGTTTCCTCCATGAAGGCCGCGGTGATCGATCCGACTGACTCGGCAGCCACCGCTCGTTACACTACTCTGATTAACGGAATTATGGAGACGGCGGATGGAAATCATGCTCTGAGTGCCAAAATCATCCATGAGCTCGGTTCCGATCCCGATCGGGCTGAAGAGCTCGCGAGAATGAGCCCGATCAGACTCGGAAGGGAACTTAGTCGGATGGCTGAAGCAGAACCGCCGGAACCAACGAGTCGGGTTCCGAAACCCCCGAGTGTGGTAGTTGGTGGCCGATCTCCTTCGTTCATTCCAATTGATCCGACGGACACAGGGCGATCGGATAAACTCTCGACTCAGGAATGGATGGCGCGGCGGGCTGCGGATGTGAAGGCTAAACGGGAGCAGGGTGTTCGCGGCGTTCGTTGAAAAATAATTGGTTTCGTTCGGTCTTCTTGGGACGACCTTAACCTCCCCTGTTCAGCCTTCCTAGGGTGGCTTTAATCCCCTCCGTTCGGACCAACCGGGGCCTGGGTCCAGCCCAATCAAAAGTATTGGCGCGGAGTCCAATACTAAGCAAAACCCAGGAAAGATCACTCAATGTCCAATTCTCTTCTCACCATCACCATGATTACCCGCGAAGCCGTAAGGCTTTGGAAAAATTCCAATGCGTTTATGCAGAACGTGGATATGCAGTACGACGATTCGTTCGCGGTCGAAGGGGCCAAGATCGGCACGGCGTTGAATATCCGTCTCCCGAATGATTATACTGTTCGAACTGGCCCGGCGCTTCAGATTCAGGATACCGTGGAACAGCAGACGACTCTGGTGCTGGCGACTCAGAAAGGCGTTGACGTTGCTTTCTCGACTCAGCAGCGCACCATGAGCCTGGATGATTATTCTCGCCGAGTGCTGGCACCGATGGTGAATAACCTGGCCGGCAACATCGCCGTGGATCTCATGTCTGGGATCGAAGGCGGAATCTGCAACTTCGTCGCAAACCAGGATACGAACAATAATCTGCTCAGTCCGGTCCTCTCGACCTACCTCAACGCAGGCGCAAGTCTTGATATCAACTCGGCGCCGAATGCCAATCGGAAGGTGGTGAATGGACCGCGGACGGAAGCGAGAGTGGTGAGCTCCTTGGCTGGTTTGCTCAACCCGAATACCCAGATCGGAGATCAATACATCACCGGAAGGATGTATGACGCGGCTGGGTACATCTGGATGAAAGACCAAACGAATATCATCCATACCAATGGAACGATGCCGCAGAACTCTGCCACCGTCAACGGGGCAAATCAAACCGGGCTTGCGCTGACCGTGACCGCGCTCTCGTACACGTTTAACCAAGGTGATATTATCACAATTGCCGGGGTGAACAAGGTCAACCGGATTACCAAAGCCGACACCGGCGAACTCGAACAGTTCGTGGTGACGCAACCAGCCGCAGTCGGCGCAACTACTCTTTATCTCTATCCCGCGATTGTGCCCTCGTCTGGTGGCCTGCCGGTTCAGTATCAAACGGTGACAGCGAGCCCTGCGGCTAGCGCTGCGATCAATCCAACAAATGGATTCGGGGCGAGTCAGAAATATCGGAAGAATTTCGTCTATTCTCCAGAGGCCGTCACCATGGCGGTCGCGGATATGGAGATTCCCAAGAATGTCCAGGAGGCCTGGAGGGAATCTTTCGACGGGATTTCGATGAGAATGGTTACCCAGTATGTGATCGGAACGGATCAACTACCGACCAGGTTGGACGTCCTTTATGGGTACCTTTGGGTTCGGCCCGAATGGGCCTGCGTGGTCGCAGATGTGGTGTGAGATAGGGGCTAAGCCCCTTGAAGAAAGGATTTTTTCCATGGTACCAGTGAGCATTTCCGAACTTCGAGCCAAAATTGCGCATCCAGAATTCTCGCAACGCTGGAATGAAGCCTCGCATGCGATCGACGGGCTTGAGAAGGCTTTGGGCTTCGCCGCCCGGTTCGGGGTCAATGTCAAACTTTGGATCGAAGACGAGATCAAGACCCCAGAACAGGAAGACAAGCCTTCCGAGCTTACTTCCGAATAACCTTCCTTCCCCCCCCAGCCAAGGCCCTCCCCCATGTTTTCTCCCAACAATCAGCGGTTTACCCGATTCGACATGCTCGAACACAAGGGTTACTTTCGACAGAATACGGCCAACGCGAACGCCGCGGTGGTGAACGGTGAATCGACTTATTCTGGTCCGGTGGCTTTTCCCCGAATGGTTTATTGGCCGGAGGAAGAGATTATTGTGGAGGGCTGGGACGAAGATACTCCCCGTGGGCCGAAATTCGTCGGGGAGCAACGAGCGCTCAAACACAAAATCGTGGAGACCAAGACTCAGTTCGAAGAAGCTCTCTTCGATGGCTGGCTCGATCATCCGGCCAAGGCGATTGAGAAGATCGTGGAGGCTAATCGGGCCGCAGGGATCAAGGACAACCGGGTCGTTCCGGCGATTTCGACCGCTGAAGTGGTAGGGAAGTTGGAACGGGAGTTGGAAGAACTCAGGGCACAACTTGCCGAGGCGCAAGCCAATGCGAGCAAAGTAGTGGTACCAGGAAAGTCGTCAGGAGTGATCAAAGGCGGGTTTACTTCTTCTTCTCCACCTTCCAACACATAGCCCCCGATGGCTCTCCTCGATCCAACCTCGACCACTGTTGGTGACATTCTCACCCAGGCGCTTAAAGACGCTGGGGTGCTTGGGTTTGGTCAGAGCCCGTTGGCCGAGGAAATCAATGACGCATGGGTTCGTTTGCAATGGTTGCTCCAGCAGGCGGAACAAGAACGATTTATGATCTGGCACCTTGTTTCCTACCTCTGTCAAGCGACAGGGCAAACTACTCCGTATTCGGTAGGCAAAGGTGGTCAGATTGATATTTCGCTTGCCGGGCTCAATAATCCGGCTCCGAGCCAACCGAGCACGGCGGTTCGGCCGGATCAAATTGAATCGGCGTGGTTTCAGCAATCGACTAATGGGGGCTCGAGCCCAACCCCCATTGTTTTCCCGCTTCGACTACTTCGCTCCATGGAGGATTATCGGCAGATTTCTCTTCCGACGCTCACTACTTTCCCACTCGTTGCCTTCTACGACCCAAGTTGGTCGATTGGCCAACTCTACATCTGGCCGTGGCCGAATCTTCCGAGCTATTCCATCGGAATAACCGTCCGGGAACAACTACCTCAATCTTTTCCATCTCTCACAACCCAGATCGTTCTTCCGTTTGTTTATTTCTCCTGGATGGTTTCTAACGTCGCGATAGCGCTTAGGCCCAAATATGGAATCGGAACCTTTCCCGGCGATCTGCTTCCGATTCAGGCTAGAAAATCCCGGGAAGTAATCCGTAAAGGCTCGACCCAAATTAAGAATCTCACCATGCCCGGCGAGCTCGTCCGGACCGGCAATTACAATATCTACTCAGATCAAACTTACTAAGGAGAAAAAAATGGCGGCAACTTCGGTACTTGGTACTATTAACCCTGGGGACATAAACCCCGGTGAACATCTCGTCGATGGGCTCACAATCCAGGTGGCCCTTCAGGACCAGCAATCTTCGTATGGGTTGACCGCTCATGCTGGCGGCGCAGCCCTCTTGGCGACTAAGCTTTCGGTCGGTCTCAACGAGCTCGCGACCGTGGCAACCAACGCCGACTCGGCCATCTTGCCCCCAGCAGTCGCCGGCCTTTGGGTCACCGTTATTAACGACGGGGCTGCAAACGCGGCGATTTTTCCTCAGCAGGCCAACCCGAACAATGCAGCCAACGCCGCTGATACAATCGTTCCGATTGGTGGAGGCACAGCGGCGAGTTCGACCTTGAACTCGAACGCCATTGTGACCTTTTATTGTTACAAACCCGGCTATTGGAAAGCCACGGTTTAAGCCCTTGCGGGAGCTTGCCCCTTGCGCCTTGAACTAATCGGAGGAGCTTATTCTGCGCGAAGCGTGATCGCGAATGCGCAGAAATGTATCAATCTGATTCCGGAAAAGAATCGGGCAGACTCCCCGACTTCGTTTACCTTCTATCAAAGACCAGGGCTTCGGAAGGTCTCGAGTCCGCCGAACCCGGGTATTGGCCGCGGGGTCCTTAAGGACTCACAAGGAAACGGCTACGCGGTGGTGGGGCAGGAGATCTACTTACTTGCTTATTCCTCGGGCTCCTGGACCTGGACCTCCATGGGGGCTTTATCGGATATCGAGACCACTCTAGTCTCTATCTCCGATAACGGCGTCGAGGCCGTGCTTGGAGATGGATCTTCTGTTGGTTATTCATGGACAATTTTGACCCCATCGAGTTTCGCCCCCATCGTAGATTCGACCGGAATTTTCACCGGAACAATCAAATGGGACGTGATTGATGGATTTTTGATCTGGGTTATTCCCGACGGAACTCTCTTTGGTTCCACCTACGATAACGAACTCACGTTCGACGCGACGTATTATGGGAGCAAAAACGGATTTCCAGACCCTCTGGTGACCTTAATCGTGAATCGAAGAATTATAATCTTGATCGGAACAGTCCGGAGTGAGATCTGGTACGACTCCGGTTCTCCTCTTTTTCCTTTCTCGGTTCAGCCAGGCGCTTATATCCAGTGGGGATGTATTGCCCCATATTCCGTCGCCGCGATTGGGATTGTGGTTTTTTGGCTCGGGCAGAATGAGCAAGGAACGAGTGTGGTTTTGGCCCAGGAAGGTTATTCCACCAGCATTGTGTCCAACTATGCCATCTCGACCGCGATTGACCAAATGAGGGCCGGGGGAATTGATATTTCAGACGCAGAGGCCTATACTTATACCCAGGGCGGTCATATCTTCTACGTCTTGACCTTCATCCAGGGAGACCAAACCTGGGTCTACGATTATTCGATTAAGGATCCTGAGTACGCATGGCATCAACGTGGCTGGACTGATCCCAATACCGGGATTCTTCACAGAGAACGGGCTATTTCCCACTGTTTTCTTCAAGGCCAGGATCTCACCATGGATTGGGAGACCGGGGATCTCTATTCGCTCGATCCGAACTATTTCTTCGATGATGTTGGAGGGATCTCTGGTCCGGTTTCGTTCGTTAGAACGTTTTCCCAGGTTAAAGAAGGCTACAAGGACCCGAAGGGACCAAGCGGCCCTTACGGCCGAGCTCACATTCCCACCGATGGTCATGCGGTGCAGACTTTTGAATTCGTGGCCGATTTCGAATGCGGAAATGGACCTCAAAACCCCAACGGTCTTCCGCCGCAGATTTCCCTTTCGTACTCAACCGATCGTGGCCGAACTTGGAGGGCAACTCTGATGCAAAGTGCCGGCGAGTTGGGAGAATACCATGCACAGCCGAAGTGGCCACCGCTTGGCCTTGCGAGATATCCTTTGTTCGAGCTTTCCTGGTCCTTCGGCGGCAAAGCGGCGCTGAACGGCGCCTGGTTCGAACCGGTTGTGGTGGAGCGCTAAAGCCCATGGCGGATCAAGGCTTTCCTCATTCTGACTCTCCTGTGGTAGACCCCTCCACCGGGATCTTCACCTTCAACTGGTATAATTATTTTGCCCAAGCGGGTGCGAACGCGGTCACGAGTTCCGATCTGCCTGCGGGAATCGAGTCCTGGTTAGACGGGCTACCTACAAGTGCTCCGAGCGGAAGCAAACAATATTGGTGGGATTCGGTAGCAAATACTCTCAAGAGAACGCCATGAGCCCTCCGTTTCTCATCCTCGCCGCGCCGAGATCACGCACGAACTGGATCTCCAAATTTCTTTCCTACGGGGCTTGGTATTGCGGCCACGAGCAATTGCTTTTTGCCCGTTCTCTCGGCGATGTTCGTTCTTGGCTTTCGATGAACCAGGTTGGTTCGGCGGAGACCGGAGCAATGTGGCATTGGAGACTTGCGAAGCATCTGAGGCCAGATCTTCGCCTGATTACCATTAGGAGGGAGAGCAAGGAAATTCTGGATTCCCTTGGCCGAATCGGCCTTCCAGTTCCCTTCCGACTAGTTGAGTCCTGGCAAAGAAAGTTGGATCAAGTGGAAAAGAGGAACCGGGATGCGGTTCGAATCGAGTTCGAAGAACTAAAAAATGAAGAAGGACTGAAAAGACTCTGGTCTGCCACTCTCGATGCCTCGTTTGATCCCGAATGGGCAGCAAAGCACCAGAGTCAAAATATCCAGGCCTCCGTACCCTTCCTAACCAAGTATTTTATCGCCAATGAGAAAGGAATTAAAAAGTTCCTCCTCCAGGCCAAGGCCGAGGAGATTGCTCAGCTTCGTCCGCGGCGAGATCTAAGTTCTGTCTCCATCCGAGAGGAATCTTTCGATTCATTCCTTCTTTCGTCGAGGCCTGCCATGGCTCGACACCTAGGATATCAAGGAGAAGACCCGAGCTCGTTTGAAACCAAAAATCTTGCGCTCTACCGAGCCCTTGAGGCCAAAAACAACCTAATTATCTCCGTGGCCCGGTCTAACGGCCGAACCTTCGGATATCTCTTCACGATCCTTTCCCCTTCACTCGATTCCCCTCACGGAACTCGTGCTGGTTTTGGCCCATTCTTCGCCGACAGAGCTCTTCCAGGACTCGGATTCAGACTTCAACGTCATGCTCTTAATCTTCTCATGGCCAAAGGGGTAAAAGAAGTCTGGTGGCAGGAGGATGAAGAGCCGACGGTCGGCATTCTTGCTCGACGGCTCGGCGCGATTCCCCATGGCAGGCTCTTCCGAAAGGAACTTAACTAATGCCTTCTGCTGCAATTGCGCTTGCTGCGGGACTCGGCGCAGCCGGAAGTATCGCCTCCGGGGTTATTGGGTCCAATGCTAGTAAGTCTGCGGCGGCGACGCAGGCCACAGCGGCCAATCAGGCCACGGCGTTGCAACAGAGTATTTATAACCAGAACACCGCAAGACTTCAGCCTTTCGTCAACACCGGGGTCGGCGCGGCAAATGCTCTTTCGAGCGCTCTTCCTGGCCTCACGGCACCGGAATCGACTACATTTGCCCCGACACAAGCGAATCTGGAGGCTACTCCCGGTTATCAATTCTCAAAGTCCCAGGGGCTTCTTGCGACGCAGAACGGCCTTGCAGGGAGCCAGCCGGGCGGCGCTGCGCTCAAAAGTGGGATCAACTACGCAACCGGCTTAGCCTCCACTACCTACCAACAGCAATTCTCCAATTGGCAACAGGAATTTCAAAACTACCTTGGCCAAAATCAACAAATCTATGGAATGCTTTCAGGGGCCGCAGGAATCGGGGAGAATGCTGCAGCGCAGACCGGAACGCTGGGGCAAAATGCGGCTAATTCGATTTCGAATCTCCAAACCGGCAGCGCCGCGGCCTCGGCCGCTGGAACAATTGGCTCGGCCACTGCGGTTGGAAATTCGTTGACCTCGGGCACAAATGCACTCTCAAACGCCATTGGGCTTAACGCGGTGAGCAACCTTTTTGGAAATCAAGGAAGCGGAAATGCTTTTGCTCCAGTAATCGGCGGTGCCGGTTCCCAAGCCGTTCCGACAGTTTAAGAAAGAACCCTCCATGCTTGATCCTCAAGGTGCAATGGGACCTGGAGCCCAGCCGAATCCGATGATGCCGCCTCAGGGGGCTCTGGCTTCGCCCTCGTCTACTTTCCAAGGCTCGTCGCACCCCCTCATCGATCATCTCGAAGCCCAAC